GGGTTCACGAAGCAGGGGATCAAGGCGAGTTCGCTGGTGGGGATGGTGCGGGAGAACAAGGGCGGGGTGGTGCCGCGAAGCCGGCAGGGGCTGGCGGGGACGCCGGGGACGCAGGCGATCGAGGGTGAGGGGACGATTGAGATTTCGAAGGTTTGGGCAGGGGCGCAGATTCCGCGGATGCCAAGCGGGGAGGAGCTGAAGGTTTTGACGGACGGGCGGCCGCATCCGAATCAGCGGGATTTCAAGGATGATTTGATTCGTGAGATTGCGATGGGTTTCCGGATTCCGGTGGAGGTGGTGTGGAAGATTGCGGAGCTGACGGGGCCGGGGGTGCGCTTTGTGCTGGATCACGCGGCGAACTGGATGGAGCTGCGGCGGATGAACATTTTGAGGCCGTGGAATCGGGTGGTGTGGGTTTACACGATTGCGAAGGCGATCAAGGCGGGGCGTTTGCGGAGGCCGAATGATCCGCGGTGGTGGGCGGTGGATTGGGTGGCGCGGCGGAGCCTGACGATTGATCGCGGGCGTGAGGCGAGGATCTGGCAGGAGGCGGTGGAGCGCGGGCATGTCTCGCATGCGCGGTATATGCAGGAGTTTTACGGGGCTGACGGGCGTGGTGAGATTACGAAGGTGGTGGAGGAGGCGCGTTGGAAGCTGGATGAGTGCGAGCGGGTGAAGGTGCCGTTCGAGGTGGCATTCCGGACTCCGCAGGGGGCGGTGGCGCCGGGGCAGGCTGTGAACAATCAAACGGAGGAAGAAGACAAGTGATGAGTGTGAAGAATTATTCGAGGATTTCGGCGCGGTTGTATTGTGAGCCGTGGTGCATTGTGCCGGCGACGCTGGAGAGCATGGTGCAGCAGTTTGAGGCGTTCCGGGTGCGAGGTGCGGCGGATGATGGGGTGGGGCCGAAGTGGCGGAATGGCTGGACGGGTGAGCAGGGGTATTTTCATCCGCAGGTGGAGGTGGCGGATGGGCTTGCGGTGTTGCGGGTGCATGGGATTCTGGGCAAGCACCTGAGTGCGTTGGAAATGGAGTGTGAGGGGTATGATGTGGGGCTGTTGGAGAAGCAGGTGAAGAACATCCGCGATGATGGGGCGGTGCGGGATGTGGTGTTTGATTTTCGCACGCCTGGAGGTGTGGTGACGGGGATTGAGAGTGCGTCGCTGGCGATCAGCAGTTTGAGGATGGCCGGGAAGCGGACGTTTGCGTTTACGAGTGATGAGATGTGTTCGGCGGGTTATTGGCTGGCGAGCGCGTGCGATGAGATCCACGCGGAGGGGAGTGCTTATGTGGGATCGATTTCAACGATTCTGGCGGGGGTGGATAGCAGTGAGATGTTTGCGAAGGCGGGGCTGGTGCGGAAGGTGTTTGCGACGGGTTCGCTGAAGGCTACGGGGATGCAGGGGAAGGCGTGGACGAAAGAGGAGGAGGATTATTTGTGGGAGCGGGTGCGGGCTGCGGATGGAGATTTCAAGGGTTTTGTGCGGGGGCGGCGAGGCCTGGATGATGGGCTGATGCAGGGGCAGGCGTGGCAGGCGAAGCATGCGCCGGCGGGGCTGGTGGATGGGACGAGTTTCGGGAGCCTGGAGGATTTGGTTGAGGCGGTGTATTTGAGCCGGTGAGTTTTTCTAACGATCTAACGAATTTGTTTTATGAATGTGAATGCTGCGAGTGTGGGTGCCGGGTTGCGCGTGAATGCGGAAGCGACGAAGACGAGTGTGGGGTGGCGGCCGGTGCTGGGGGGCGGGGGACGGATCGAGTTGCCGTTGGTGCAGGCGGGGTATGAGGTGAAGATGACGTTTGCGGAGGCGGGGAGCAGTGTGGTGTGGAATTTGGAGTTGGGATCGAGGGTGCCGGCTGGGAGGTTGGAGAGTTTTACGGTGGCGGGTGCGACGGGGACGGGATCGGCCAATTTGAACGGGGATTTTGTGGTGGATGCGGAGACGCATAAGGGCTTTATCCGTTGGACGAATGGGGAGGGTGGATTTGTGCGGGTGACTTCGTTTATGGGATGGGCGATGGGTGTGGGGGAGAGTGTGGAGTTTACGGGGGAGCTTTCTTCCGAGATTCCTACGGATGTTCTGACTTGGCTGCCGGATGGATCGATGGGTGGGACGGTGGAGCTGACGGATGCGGTTTACAGTGATGTGCTGCCGGAGGTGACGGGGGTGGATGGGCAAGATTTTGAGGGGCGGGTGATCGATGTGGATGTTTTTTCGGGGTATGAGGTGGAGGTGGAGAGCGGGGCGGTGGTGCTGCTGAATGGCGGTGGGCGGGTGATGTTTGCGGTGACGGAGGGCGGGCGTTTTACGCTGGGGCTGCCGGCGGAGCAGGATGAGGTGGAGGATCACCATGTGCGGTTCTTGACGGTGTATGCGGTGAAGCCGGGAACGGTGGCGTATTTGAGAATCGCGGCGGGGCTGGGGGTGTGAGTTTTTGACATGCCGGGGTGTTTGTATGACGACTACTGCGGCGAAGATTTTGACGGGGCTTTTTGCGCGAATCACTCCTTCCGGCCAATCGGTGGGAGGGAAGCCGACGATCGGATCGAGCGGGCCGACGACGAAGGATTATCCGCTGGCGAATATCGTGGCGGCGTTCAAGGTGGTGGCGGCGGCGAGTTCGAATGTGGCGACGCTGACGCTTTCGACGGGGGTGGTGGCGCAGACGACGGGGAGCCCGGTGATTACGGATGGGGATGGGAAGGATTTGGAGGGTGTGACGCTGCCGACGTTGGCGAATATCCAGGGGATCCGGATCCGCACCGGCGCGGGGAATACGGGGACGGTGGTGGTGGGTGGATCGAGCAATTCGAAGTTGCCGGCGATCACTTTGGACAATGACGCGGATGTGGCGGTGGGGCTGAAGGCGGCGGGTGTGGCGCTTTCTGGTGCGACGCTGACGTTTACGTTTTCCGCGGCGAGCGACACGGTGATTGTGGAGTATCTTGGGAAAAGTGCCTGATGCCTGATGGGTGATGTGGGTGAGCTGGAGCAAGTGATCTGATTTATTTATGAGTGCCGACGGACGAACGATTTTCAAGGGGTTGGTGAATAACACCAACGTGATTTTTGACGGGATGCCGGAGCGGCAGACGGTGTTGCTCCAGGTGACGGGCGGGCCGGTGACGGTGGCGTTCTATGATGACACCCTGGAGGAGTTCGGGGATGGCGAGGAGGTTGCGGCCCCGGGTGGGCGGTTGGACTGTCCGCATGAGCGGGTGCAATTCACGACGTCCGCAGAAGTGGGGATTCGGGTGGTTCCGTTCAAGGGCTGAGTTATGGGGATGGTGCGTCCAGGTTTTTCGCGGGCTGGTTTTTTGCAGGCGGGGTTTTTGCGGCGTGAGGGGGTGCCTGCACCGGTGAACTTGGAGGCACCGGTAGTTTCCGGAACGGCGGAGATCGGGAAAACACTTTCAGCCACCACAGGCACTTGGGACAATTCACCCGCATCCTTTGCCTACCAATGGCAGCGGGGCGGATCTAACATTTTAGGCGCGACTTCATCCACCTACAACACCGTCCTCGCCGACGCTGGCACGCTCATCACCTGCGAAGTCACCGCAACCTCGGCAGGCGGAAGCGCTACGGCTGAGTCCAACAGCCTCGACATCTTAAATTTGGACGACATCGCAAATCTCCAAGTCTGGCTAGACGCGATGGACGCCAGCACCGTCCTGCGCGATACAGGCAGCGGATTTGTTCCTGCCGCGAACGGCGAGGCTGTCGCTAGATGGCTTGATAAGTCGAGCAATGCACACATCCTCGCCCAAACCACGGCGGGCAGTCGCCCGCTTCTCTCGACGAGCGCAGGGCCAAGCTCAGGCCGATGTATCGAGTGGGACGGGGCTGATGACTTGTTGATAAAAAACCCTTTGGCTATTGCGCGACCGCACACGGCCTTCGTCGTCTTCACCAACCGCAGCACCGTCGTGAACGACGTGATCTATCACACGGCAGGGGCTGGAGCGGCAAGCCAGTTGAGGCAACTATCCAGCACGTCGACGGGCCGGATGGTCGGCGGGCCAGCATCAATTCCAACGGTTACCAATGAATGGGCCGTGGCGACGTTGGAGGTAGAAAACAACGCCTACCGAATCCGAAAAAACAACGGCGTTTTATTAACTGAAACCGTTGCGACAGCGGCGTCAATCGGCCTGAGTCTTGGCGCACAGATTGGCCCGATCAACTTCGCTCATTGCGCCCTCAGCGAGTTCCTAATTTACGAGTCAATCCTTTCCCCTTCCGACCAAGACAAAATCAGAAATTACCTCAAAGCCAAATGGGGCACACCATGAGAATCTTCCGCACCACTCCGCAGGCTTATGAAGCCATCCGCGCGCAGATTGACGCGGCATTCGGCTATCCGTATTTTTCGGATGCGGAGAATCCGGGGGTTCCGACGACTGAGAGCTGCATGGTGCCGGTGAGTGAGGCGCGGAAGGATGGGGATGGGAATGTTTATATTGCTTTGGCGGAAGAGCATGCGGTGCTGGAGGAGATTGCGCCGCGGTTGACGAGTTTGTTGGCGGATGGGGTGTTGGTGGAGGTGGATGGAATGGTGGATTGAGTGTGGTTTTTGACATGGGGGGGGTGGGGTATGAAGCCGAAATTCTTGAATGGTTTGCTCCGCGATGAGGAAAAGGGTGCGGGAGGTGATGGTGGTGGTGCATCGAATGTGATTGCGCTGCCGGGTGCTGAGGCCGGTGCGGCTGGTGCTGAGGGTGGTGGCGAGGGTGCCGGTGAGGCTGAGAAGAAGCCGGGGATGTTGGAGAGTGTGCTGGGGGCGCTCCAGACGAAGGGGAGCCTGGTGGCTGAGATTTCCGGTTTGAAGGAGAAGGTGACGGCTGCGGAGGGTGAGGCGCTGAAGTTGCGCGGGGAGTTGGAGAAGGCGAATGGTGAGCTGGTGCGGGTGCGGGGTGAGCTGGTGACGCTCCAGGGTGAGCGGCAGCAGATTGCGGCGGCGCTGGAGGCCTCGCAGAAGGAGGTGACGACGGTGGAGGCGAAGGCGCTGGATCTGACGGCGGGGCTGGGGATTTCGAGCGACAAGCTGCCGGAGGCTTCTGCGGAGGGTGGTGAGCAGGGGGTGGAGGCGCTGGAGAAGGCGCTGGCAAAGGAGACGGATCCGAAGCGGATTTTCACGCTGAATCAGGAGCTGGAGGCGGCGAAGGCCAAGGCGAAGGCGGAGAAGGCGCAGGGGTGAATTTGACACCGGGAGAGTGCTGAGAGCTGAAACAAACGAGCGACTAACAGAATCTAACTGATACGACGATGGCAACGAGAACTGCAAACAAGATTTTGGCCGACATTGTGGCGGCTTTCCGCACCAGGGTTCCGGCCCTTGGATCGATGGGCTTGAACTTTTCCTCGGAGAAGTTGCGGCTGGGTCAAACGGCAATCGCGCATGTGGAAGGCCTGCCGACTTCCGCGACTTATGACGGAACCACCGGCTACGCGAACGGCGCGACGGAGATGGGTGATTTGCTGACGGATATTCCGATCATCATCGACTCTCACAAGCATGTGCCGGTGAAGATTTCCCACTTGAACGCGATCGCGGATGAGAAGCGTTACAACAACGCGGTGGGGAACCAGGCGTATGTGCTTGGCAAGGAGATCGTGGATAGCGTGTTGGCGAAAGTGAAGGCTTCCAGCATTTCCGCTGCTACCACGAAGGCGACGGCTTCGATGGACTACGCCACTCTGACTTCGATCAATGGCGCGATGAACATCCAGGGCGCGGCGACGAGTGGCCGGCGCGGGATTGTTTCCACGCTTGTCATGAACGAGCTGATGGGCGACACGAAGATTGCCAGCGGCGATTATCACGGCCAGATGGCCGGTGGGCAGTCTTTGCGGACGCTGGTGAATATCGCCGGCTTCGAGCGGATCGATGAGTATCCGGAGTTTCCGACGAACAACAAGGCCGGGCAGACTTTCACGGCGGCTGACACGGACATTTGCACGGCGGCAGGCCATGGCTTTGTGACTGGGGACCGGGTGCGCGTTTCGACTTCCGCGGCGGATCTTCCTGCGGGATTGTCTGCGGCGACGGATTATTATGTGATTGTGCTGAGTTCCAGCACGTTCAAGCTGGCGACTACCCGTGCGCTTGCGGTGGCGGGGACTGCGGTTGACATTACCGACGCTGGCACCGGCACTCACACGATCACCGGTTACGAGAATCTTACCGGGTTCTTCTTCGAGGATCGTGCGTTTGCGCTGAAAGCCGGTGTGCCGGATGATTCGGTGGAGATTGCGGCGGAGCTTGGGATTCCGCAGCAGCACCGGGTGCAGACGGTTCAAGATCCGGAAACGATGATCGCGGTGATGGCGATCATGTGGCAGCAATCCGGCAAGCTGGATATTTACGCGACGTTGGCGGCGCTTTGGGGCTCCTGTGTGGGTGCCCAATCCGGAGTTGCCGGAACGGTGACGGATAAGGCGGGCCATCGCCTGATTTCCGCCTGATGAGTTTTTCTAGTTCTCTGTCCCGAGAACCTACCCCTGAGCGGCCCGCCTGGCAACGGGCGGGCCGCTTTTCCTTTCTGAGATAATCTAACTGACATTTTGATATGATTGCAATGACGCTGGGTTTTGAGACGATGAACAAGGATTCCGCTGCGGAGTGCTTGTATTGTGGAGCGGATGTGGCTGAGGCGCTGCGGGTGGCGGAGAATCCTGGGAAGGATTTTGCGCGGACTGCGGTGTTTAAGGATCCGGAGGTGTATCGCCGGTTTGTGGGGCCGTTCGGGGTGGTGGCTGAGGCTCCGGTTGCTGAGGCTCCGGCGGAGGTTGCGGCTGAGGTTGCGGCGGAGGCTCCGGCGGAGGCTCCGGCTGAGGCTCCGGTGGCTGAGGTTGCGGCTGAGGCTCCGGGGGCTGAGGAGAAGCCGTTGGGTTTGCAGGGGCTGGGGGCGGCGGTGGAGAAGAAGAAGGGTAAGTGATTTTTCCGGGCTGGCAGCCTGGAATGTGATGAGTGCGCATAACGGCGCCGGGGCCTCGGGGGAGGCTCCGGCGTTCTGTTTTTTGACGTGGGGGGATGGGTATGGATGCGGAGATGATGCGGGAGTTTGATGAGGTGGCTGCGGCGGCTGGGGAGGAGTTGTGGCCGGGGGAGGTGGTGATGGGTGGAGTGACGTATGAGTGCGCGGTGGTGCCGCCACGGGAGCCGGAGTTTTTGGGTGAGGGGGGGAATGAGCCCGGGGAGGTGGAGCTGGTGGTGCGGATCCGGAAGGTGGCGCTTTCGACGCGGCCGGCGCTGCATGTGGCGCTGAATTGGGGCGGGAAGCGGTGGAAGGTGCGGACGGTGAAGGGGGGAGAGGGGGATGCGGCGTGGTGTTTGAGTTGTGAACCGAATCCGTGAGTTTTTATGAGGACGAGGATGACGTTGCAGGGATCGGATCGCTTTTCTGGCAGTATGCGCCGGATGAGCGAGGATCTGGGGCGTGAGGTGGAGAGTTTGCTGCGGCAGGAGGCGCGGGCGCTGTGTGTGGGGATGGGTGCGGTGACGGAGCCGGGGGGCTTCGAGGAGCGGAAGGCGGAGGCGTTCCGGAAGACGGTGGAGAAGCAGGTGCGGCAGGTGTTTGCGAGCCGGGAGAATATTTACGCGGTGAGTGAGTTTATCAAGCGGCGGAGTGTGCCGCTGGGGCTGGCGTTTTATCGGGCGGCGAAGGCGGGGAAGACGGCGCAGGCGAAGCGGTATTTGCGGGATGCGGGGGTGACGGTGGAGCAGTTGGACCGGGCGCTGCACCGGAATGCGCGGACGGGGCCGAAGGGAGATGTGCCGAAGGGGGTGGTGTTCCAAGCGGTGGTGGGGAAGGCGAGTTTGGATAAGTATGTGCGGGAGAAGCGTGGGCTGGTGGGGCTGGCGAAGGCGGCGTGGTATGCGGCGGCGAAGGCGCTGGGGGGACGGGTGCGGCGGAATATCGTGGAGACGGGTGGCCGGCGGCGGACGGAGGAGATTTTTCCGGGGTATTTGCGGCAGCTGGCACGGCGGTTCCCGGGGATCGGCGGGGCGAGTGTGAGTCCGCGGCGGGTGGAGGTGTGGTCGAGCGTGGATTATGCGGGGGAGACGGTGACGTTTGCGTCTTTGGATAAGGCGGTGGAGGAGTCGAAGGCGGCGTTTTATCGGGCGATGGTGAAGAGTGTGGATGCTTTGACGCGGAAGTATTTTAGAAAGGCAGCATGATATGAATGGAGAGCAGGAGTTTTGTGAAGCGGTGGCGGAGGTGCTGGTGGCGCGGCGTGATGCGGAGGGGGTGCCGGAGGGGGAGGCGCTGCCGGCGGGGCTCCAGGTGATGGCGAAGCATGCGACGGTGGCGCTGGCGCGGCCGTCGCTACTGGCGGCGCCGGAGGATTTTGTGTTTCGCGGAAACAAGATTCTGGAGGGTGGGCTGTTGCTGCGGCTGCGGAGTGATGGGGATGCGGAGCCGATCGAGACGAGCCAGGAGACGCTGGATAAGGCGGGGAGGTATTTGTTGTTTGCGGGGCGGGATGCGCTGAGGGCGGCATGCCAGGCGCGGGGGGTGTGGCTGCGGCGGCTTTCGCTGGTGGCTCCGGCGAGTAATGAGGCGGGGGAGCGGGGGCGGGCGTATGAGCAGCGGATGAAGGTTTGGATTCAGGTGGAGTTGTGATTTTTTGACACGCGGGGTTTGGTATGCCAGCAGTTGACGCGAGGATTGTTTATGGGGTTCTTCCGGCGGATTCGGAGATTTTGGATGAGCCGGATCTTTTGGTGCAGAATCTGACGACGACTCCAAGCCGGACGAAGAAGGCTTACCAGGGGGGGAACCGGGCGACGCAGGGGCTGGAGTATGTGGATCCGTTGCTGACGTTCGCGTTCGATGCGATTGTTTCTGAGCGAACGGGTTTTGCGGATCAGCATCCGGGGACGTTGGTGGTGGAGTTGGCGAATTTTGCGGGGAGCCGTTTCGGCTTCGATCCGGCGGATGGGATCATGGTTTTTGAGGATCCGTCTTGTGAGCAGAATACTTCCGATCCGGAGATGCTGAAGTTTTCTGTGGTGCATTATCCTTTTGTGGAGGCCTAACGGCGTCTGCATGGCCCGTGGGGCTCCGGTTTTTCTGGGTTTTTCCCGGAGCCCCGCACGGGTTGACATTTTCTAACTGCTATTATTTCCGATGGAACGGTGGACAACTACGATTGATTCGAGGGAGGCTGCGGCGTTTGCGCGGCTGGGGTGTACGGTGAAGGTGTTTTCGCAGGTGCATGAGGTGGCGGGGAAGCGGGTGGTGCGGTTCCAGGTATCGACGATGACGGAGGACGGGGAGAAGGTGGGGAAGCTGCGGAAGGATTTGAAGGAGGGAGTTTTGCCGGTGCTGCATCCGATGTATGTGATGTGGCTGGCGTTTACTTGCAGGAAGCGGGTGCTGGATTTGCAGGAGGCGGGGGTGTTTTGCAGGTTGTTGCCGGTGCGGGGGGCTGAGGGCCGTTTGTGGTGCTACGGGCCGGCGACGGAGGGGCTGCGGGGGGTGAAGGGTGCGGCGGGGGTGGTGCGGACGAAGGATGTGGATGTGGTGGCGGCGCTGGGTGTGGTGGGGTGTGAGCTTTTGGAGATCCGCGGGCCGGCGGGGAACCGTGAGTATGCGGTGGAGGCTTTTGGCGGGATGAAGGGGATGGATGTGGCGAGGGAGCTGGAGTTGTGGCGGAAGCGGCCGGAGGAGATGGTGGCGGGGGCTCCGCTGACGATCGCGCTGCGGGTGCTGAGGGATCTTCAGCAAATCAAGCGGATGGCGCGGGAGTCGATCGATACGGTGGTGCTGAGTAAGCACCGGACGACGCGGCATGCGGTGGTGAGGAGTGATGCGGCGCCGGAGGCGTGGGATGAGGTGAAGCGGTTTTTTGGGGGGTGAGGAGGAGATTTTTTGAGATAGGCTAACAGAAAAAACAGATACGATTATGGCAGCGAAACGAAGCAATGCAGGTGTGGAGCAGGTGGTGATTTTGGATGGGGTGGAGGATGAGGGTGGGGTGGTGCCAGGGCGGGCTCCGGCGCGGAAGTTGAAGGCGGCGGATGAGGGGCCGGAGGAGCGGGCGAGGGAGGAGGCGTTTGATGGGGCGCATTTTTGGAATGGGGAGGAGCTGCATGGTTTTTCGATTGATCGATATGGGATTTTTGTTTCGCACCGGGTGGCGATGGGGGCGCCGCGGATGGGGGTGGTGCTTTCGGATCCAGATGCGTTTTTTCCGGATGCGCTGCGGATTTTGTATTTGTGCTCGGTGGAGGCGGGGACGCTGCGGAGGTTGGCGCGGGAGCCGGAGGCGCTGGAGGCGGCGGTGTATGCGTGGGCGGCTGAGGCGGTGCCGATGAGCCGCCGGTATGAGGCGGAGGGGGTGGCGATCCAGATTTTCAATGGGGTGTATGTGAATCAACACGAACCGGCAGCGCCAAGCGGTGGAAGGACGCATGGGGATGATGTGGGAAACTAGCATTCCCCGTTTGGAAGGCCACGTATGTGCTGGTGGTGGCTTCGAAGACGGGGTGGAGCGAGGATTTTATCCGGTGGGAGCTGCCGCTTGCGCGGGGGTATGGGTATTACCACGCGGCGCGGGTGCTGGAGGGGGAACGGTGCCAGTGGCCGGGGGGGAATGCGGTGGTGAGGGATTGGGTGGATGGGGTGAGGGAGTGGGCGGTGGGAAAAGGAAATGGGAGATTGGGGATTTGAGATTGGGGATTGAGGTTTTGGGGTTTTCGACATGAAGGGATGAGAAGAGATGGCTGAGGAGATCAAGTTGGTTTTGTCTGCGGATGATGAGGGGCTTCAGGCCGCTTTTGGACGGGCGCGGGCTGCGGTGGGGAGTTATGAGAAGCGGGTGGAGGCGAGCCGGCAGGCGGCGCTGCGGGCGGCGCTGGGGCAGGAGGAGGTGCTGAGGCTCCAGGCGGGGGGGCACGTGAAGCAGGCCAAGGCGCTGGAGCAGGAGATTGCGCTGCATGATCGGGCCCGGAAGTTGGCGCAGGAAGCGGGGATTACGGAGCAGAAGGCGATTGCGATTTTGGAGCGGCGGGCGGCGCTGCAACGGCAGATTGCGGCGACGCAGGGTGCGGCGATGGGTGCGGGTGGGAGTGGTGGTGCGCCGGGGCTGCCGATGGCTCCGCTGACGGCGAAGCATTTGGGGGATCTGGAGCGGGCGCGGATGCTGAATCAGAAGGTGGGCAAGAGCGCGGAGCAGGCGGGCCGGTCGGCAGGGGCAGGGGCGATGGGTTTCCTGGCGTTTTCGCAGGCGGTGGAGGATAGCCAGTATGGGATCAACGGGATTTTGAATAACATCCCGATGATGGTGATGGGGTTTGGGGGATCGATGGGGCTGGCGGGGGCGATTTCGCTGGCGGCGGTGGCGGCGACGCAGGGGTTCAAGTTGATCAAGCGGATGACGGGTGAGGCGGCGAGTGATGCGTGGGAGGCGGCGCGGGTGATGGGGGCGAAGAATTATGAGCAGGCGCTGAAGGATGTGTATAAGGCGCAGCGGGAGGCGCGGCGTGAGGAGTTGTTGATGGTGGCGGTGATGAAGGAGCGAGGGGCGCAGTTGGCTTTGATCGAGAAGGCGGTGGGGGTCAACCAGAAGCGGGCTGAGGGTTTTGCGCTAGAAGCGGATTTGGTGCGGGAGTTGAGGAATGAGGAGAATCAGTTGAATGCGGCGCGGGAGCGTTTTGCAAAGGGTGGGCAGAGTGAGTGGAACCGGGCGGCGAAGAAGTTTTATGAGGAGCAGGCGAGGTTTGAGGCGGATCTGGCGGCAAAGCAGAAGGAGAAGATTGCGCTGGGGCGTGAGCTGAATCTGGTGTGGGAGAACATTGGGCGCGGGGTGAGCGGGTATGTGGTTTCTGTGGGGACTGCGGCGGCGGAGGTGGAGAAGTTGCGGGAGCGGCTGGCGCTTCAGCAGGCGCAGGAGGCAAGGAGTCTGGAGCAGCTTGGTGCGGAGCGGAGTGATTGGACGGCGGGGTTGCGGAAGGCGGAGGAGCAGAATCTGGCGACGACGCGGAAGCGGATGGAGGAGACGGAGGGGTTGTTGAGGGCGGCGGAGGCGGAGCTGGCTTTGCAGCGGGAGTTGCTGGCGACGACGGAGAAGACGGGGGAGCAATCAAAGAAGATTTTGCAGAGCCGGATCGATGGGATCAAACGGGAGATGGAGGCGCTGGAGCGGAAGAAGAAGTTGAGCCTGGAGATTGCGAAGATCGAGGCGGATGCTTTGCGGCGTGATGCGTTGCGGAAGGGGAGTGATAAGGGGCTGGATATTGCGCGGGAGGCGGTGGAGAAGGAGGTGGCGGCGGCGGAGGAGCGGGCGCGGCGGGACCGGAGCCGGGCGAGTTTTGCGGGGGAGATGATGGCGTTGCAGTTGGAGGCGCGGGGGCGGAAGGATCAGGCGGATGCGCTGCGGAAGGAGCTGGAGATGCGGGCGGGGGCGAAGGATTTGGCGAAGGAGCTGGGGGTGACGGAGGAGCGGGCGCTGGCGTTGCTGCGGGAGAAGGAGAGGCTGGCAAGGGAGATTGCGAATCAGAATGAGCGGGCTGAGGGGGCGACGCGGCGCGGGGGGATCCGTCGAGCCGCCGGGGATAAGATCCAGGCGGGGGGCGGCCGGATTGAATCGCGGGGGCGGGGGGCGTTCTTGGGGGATGATTTGGGACGGAGCCCGGGGCTGCGGAATGCGGTGCTGGAGAGCCGCGGGAAGGAGCGGGCGGCAAGTGCGCGCCCGGCGGATAAGGCGGCGGGGCTGATGGCGCGGCAGAATGAGCTGACGGAGCGGATGGTGAAGATTTTCGAGGGGCTGGGGGCTTACTAACGGATTCTAACAAAAAAATACGATTATGGGACAAGCAAAGAAACGGGGGACTTTTGAGGAGCGGCGCGAGGCGGCGGAGGAGGGGCGTGCGCTGGCGTGGTGGGATACGCTGACGGAGGAGGAGCGGAAGTTTTATCTGCGGAAGGTGGCGGAGCAGGAGCCAAGGGGACCGGCGGAGGCTTGGCGGGATGCGGTTGAAGTTTCTAACACGATCTAACGAATATGGCTTTACCTGATGAGTGTGTGGTTTATGGGGCTTTTCCGATGTTGCTGGCAGGGCAGCGGGAGACGGTGGGGGCGCTGGGGCAACTGGATGCGGCGACGGTGCAGTGTGCGGTGCTGTGGGAGACGCGGCGGGCGCAGGCGACGGCGCTGGGGTATGTGAAGCATGCGAAGGTGGCTTCTGCGGGGCATTCGATGTGGGTGGAGGAGATTGAGTTTACGCGGGAGGGGGGCAAGACGGGGACTGCGGATGTGCAGTTGATCGGGCTGCTGGATAGCGGGGAGAAGCGGCGGCGGACGATGCAGAATGCGGGGCGGCAGATTGCGATCGGGCCATACGAGAAGGTGATTCTGGTGACGACGACGGATGAGAATGCGGAGGATCCGGAGGCGGGGGAGGTGGATGCGGTGCGGAGGATTCCGAAGTTGGATGAGGATGGGGAGGTGGTTTATAAGTCGATCACGACGGGGAGCGGGAACGGGCCGCGGTGGAATATCAATCAGCCGTTGGTGGCGATTTCGGATCGGTATTTTGTGACGGCGAAGCCTAGCCAGGTGCTGGGGGGGACGGTGGTGGTGCCGGCGAATGCGCCGACGATTACGGAGGTGAATTGGGCTACGTCGGGGGCTCCGCTGCGGTTCCAGCATCCGAATGGGTGGGTGCTTTCGAATCGATCGATCGAGGAGTTTTTCCGGGTGGATGACGCGAATGGGTTGTGGGGTGTGCAGGATGATTTCGAGTATTTCCCAACGCATTTGCCGGATTGAGATGTGTGAAGGTTGTAAAGTTTTGGAGGTGGAGGTGCGCCGGTTGCGGGCGCAGAATGAGCGGCTGATGGTGGACCGGAAGCGGGTGCATGATGCGCTGCGGGTGAGGGTGAAGGAGATTGCGAAGTTGAAAGGAGAAGAAGATGGGAAAGAAGGATGATGATCGTTTGCGGGCGGTGCGGCCGACTCGGGGGAGTATCGGGTTTCTGACGAAGGAATCGTGGGAGCTGGTGCGGGAGCTTTTGGCGCAGGGTGGGGTGGTGATGGATCCGAATCAGTTTGAGCGGTATGAGTCGGCAGGGAAGACGTTTTACCGGCTGCGGCCGGGGGCGACGGCGACGGAGGGTCGGCCGGGTGGGGCGGGGGCGCTGGGTGGGGCGTTCCGGACGGTTTACCAGGCGGGGACGCCGGCGAAGTGGTTTTTGCAGGGTGGGCAGGTGGCGGGTGGTGAGGGGAATGAGCCGGTGGATGACATCGAGCTTGCGACGGTGGGGAGCGAGCCGGCGGACGGGACGCAGAAGTGGCTGAAGATCGATGGAGACGGTGAGGAGGCGGATGGGGTGTTGCTGCCGGGGTTCCATGTGACGGGGGTGTCGGTGGTTTCGACCAGCAGTGATAATGTGCTGCCGGAGGTGGGGACGCCGGGGACGTATTATCATTTGCTGGGGGCGTGGAATGAGGAGGTTTTCCGCCCGGCGGAGGGGGGAAATCTGAATGTGACTTTTTGCCCACCGGCGACTTTTAAGTTGGTATGAGTGAGATCGAGACGCTGGAGGATTGGAATGCGCTGCTGGGGGGATGCTCCGGGTGCTGTGAGCTGCCGGAGTGCCCGGTGCCGGAGCTGGTGTGTGAGTCTGTGACGCGGGTGAGGGCGTGCGGGGATAATGATTTTACGGTGGCGGTGAGGCTGTGGGAGGGGCGGCGTGATTTCTGGGTGGCGGAGGATCCGGAGAACCGGGAGCCGGGGGATTTCCCGGAGGAGGCGCCGGAGGAGCCGGAGGATTATTTGGATTTTTCGTATGGGTGTTTTTTGCCGTTTGTGGAGCCGGGGGCGGGGCCGGATGAGGATGTGCCGACGTTGTATGGGCGGCGGGAGGATCGGTTTTCGATTTTGACGACGGAGGGGACGGCGAAGTGGTATCTTTCTGGAGATGCGGGTTTCCCATCGACGGAGGCGTTGTTTGTGTGGACGGGTGGGGTGGATGAGGGGTCTTATACGGTGAGTGGGACGCAGGCCCGAAAGGGGACGGAGCCGGGTGATGTGGATTATTTCTGTAACAGTTACACGGATTCTGGTGAAGGGACGCCGCCCACTTGGTCTTTTGCGTGGGTGCCGGGGGCGTTGCCGGATCCGGCATTTACTTGTGAGGCGGCGTTGCGGCGGGAGGTGCTAGAGGTGGAGGAGTATTTTCTGGCGGGTTCGGTGTCGGCTTTGGTGGGGTGCCCGCTTTCTGATCCGGAGGGGTTCGGTGAAAAGAATGAGAAGGAGGCGGATGCGCAGCGAATCATCGCGGATGAGATTGAGCTTTCGGAGCCGATTACGCGGAGTGAGTTGCTGGCGGCGGTGGTGGGGGATTTGCCGGGAGGGTGGCCGACGGATGAGTCGGTGGGGGAGGAGTGCGGGGCTTTTGTGGGTGTGGATTGGCCGAAGATGAGCGAGATTGAGAGCTGGCCGGAGTGTGATGGGGATCTGCCGCAGACGACGGAGGCGGGGGCGGAGGCGAGGATTTTTCGCTACCGGTGGCGGATTCCGGTGGGGCATGAGGGGACGTTTTTTCGGATTGATTGGGATGAGGTGTTTTATCCGCTGGGGTGGGACGCGGTGATTGATGATCCGGAGAATCCTGGGGAGGAGATTTCGGATCCGGCGGCGCCGGTGCCGGTGCTGACGCCGAAGAGTGTGGAGTGGACGGGGCCGGGGGATCTGGAGGATGCGACGGATGCAACGTGGCTGACGGAGTGGAGCGCGGTGGTGCGGGTGCCGGAGGGTGAGGAGGGGACGGTGGAGGTGCGGAATGTGCGATACAGTTGCTACCGGAGCCGGGCGGGGACGAAGCCGCAGGTGGCGGAGAGTTTCGGGATCGAGGAGGAGCCGGTGCCATGACGGAGGGTGATCCATTTGCGCCGCTGCCGGGGGCTCCGCCGCGGCCACGGAAGCGGAAGGTGGGGCTGGGGGATGTGGTGGCGGCGGTGGCGAAGCCGGTGGCAAGGGCGATTGATAAGGTGGCGGGGACGGATTTGAAGAATTGTGAGGGGTGCAAGGGGCGGCGGGAGAGGTTGAATGGGTGGCTTTGACATGCGGTTAGAGTTGTGACTTGGTGGCAAGAGAAGTTGGTGTTTTCGGGTTCGATTTTTTTTGCGGCGGCGGCGGCCTGGCTGGGGGCGATGTTTTCGGATGAGCAGGTGGCGTGGTTGTTTGTGACCGTTGCGGCAAGTGTGCTGACGGCGGGGTTTTTGGCGCTGGTGTTCCGCCGACCAACGGAGGGGATAGCGGTGGTGGTGGGACGGTGCGGGATCGCGGTGATGGGGGGAGTGTTGGGGACAAGGATCGGGGTGAATTTTTTGGGGATTGATGCGGCGCATGGGGATCCGATTTACCTGGCGGGGGTGACGACGATGTTTTGTGCGGGGGCGTTTTTCGTGGGATTCGCGCTGGTGAGGGAGCTGGATGAGACGAGTCCGAAGATTGCGAAGCGGCTGATGGATTGGCTGGTGAACCGGTGGATCGGGAAGTGAGATGATGATTTTGCCGCCATTTCGAAGGGATCGGGAGTGGGTGGAAATTTCACCGGAGGAGGGGCGGCGGCGGTGGCGTTTTGATTTCGCAAAGGATGTGGGGGTGAAGGTGCCGTGGCGGGTGAAGGGGGATTTTTCGTTTGTGGATGGAAGCGGGAGGGAGTGGGGAAGTGTGGAGCTGGGTTTTCTAACGGTGCGGAAGGGGTATCGGTGGAATGGGTGCAGCCCGAAGCGGTGGGTTCCGTTGTTAGGCTGGGTGGGAACGCCGGATACGGAGCGGAATTTGCTGGGGAGTGGGGTGCATGATTTGCTGTATCAGGCGAGTGGTGGGGAGGGGTTTCCGTTTTCGAGGGAGGAGGCAGATGGGTTGTTTCTGGAGATTTTGAGGGCGTCGAGATTCGGGATGGCGCGGACGTTTCATGCGGCGGTGCGGCAGTTTGGCGGGACGAGCTGGGGGAGGGATGAGAATGGGCTAAGGACGGTGCGGCTGAGGTGATGGTTTTTGCGTTTTTGACATGCAGGGAGGTGCATGAATGAAGTGATTTTGGGTGAAAGGATTGTGCGTGTGGCTTCGCGTTTTGTTGGGCTGCGGGAGGTGAAGGCGAATCAGGATTGGGATGATCCGCAAACGCCAGGGCGGGAGTCGAAGTTGGCGGAGGAGTTGCGGCGGATGATGCGGCCGGCGCCGTGGGAGCCGGGGTGGGCGTATTGCGCGGCGGCGTGTGAGGGGTGGGTGGTGACGGCGATGCGGGAGCTGGATTTTGCGGAGAAGGAGGTGCAGCGGTTTGCAAAGGTGATGGGGCCGCATTGTGTGAGCGCGGCAAATGCGTTCAAGGCGCTGGGGCTGCTGGAGGCGAAGCCGGCGGTGGGAGCAATCTGGCTGGCGCGACACGGGCGGACGAGCAGCGGGCATGCGGGGGTGACAACGGCGCAGATGGGGACGAGGATTGCGACGGTGGAGGCGAATACGGCGCTGGATTCGAGCAACACGGCGAAGGATCGAGAGGGGGACTGGATCACGACGCGGTTGTTTTCGTATGTGGGCAGGGGGAGTTTGAAGACGATGGGGTTTGTGACGCCAAGGGGGATTTTGGAGTTGGTGGGGTAACAGCATCACAATCACCCGCGACGAGGCTGCGGCCGGGCTGAGAGAATGGCGCAAACCTGCAAAACCATGAAACGCTGGAAGAAACACAAAATTAGAAACCCCGCTGGATGGATCGGAATTGTGGATACTCACCACGAAGACGCTGGCCATATCACGGCGTGGGTGAGGCCAGAAGACGTTACCATCGTCCTCGCGGCGTTAAATTTTAGTCCCTCCAACGATCAAGTGGAGGCACGCCGCGAATGACCACGAATACACAAACAACTTCCTCGGCGTTGCCTCGCACGTCTTGTTCTGGCTCTTCCGATGTGCCGCCGATGCCCGTCGAGGAACGCCCCGCCGACTGGTGGAAGCAGCCGGTGCCGCGTGGAGTCTGTCCGTGCTGCTCGTGGAAAACCAAGATAACGAAAGTGCGATGGCAGCAAACCAACGCAGCCGGGGAAAGGGAATGGCATTCCTATCACACCTGCCGCGCAAACCGATGCAAATGGTAATATCATGAACTACACCGGAAAACTCTACGGAAAAGGACACGGGAAAACCTACTTCCCGCTCGTGCTTACGTCTGAGGACGTTGATCGCATGGAAAAGGAGCACGCTGAAATGAAATCCGCGCTCGAATACATCGCGCACAGTGGTCTGTCAGCTCGACACCTTGAGGATCACGCCCGCGAGGTATTAAATCGCCAGAACGTCCCAGCGATGGCATCCGCTGACGAGAAAACCACACCGAAGGAAACGACTTTATGATATTTGAAAACACCAACACACCACTGATGGCGGATTGTCCATCCGCGCCTTGTTCGGCATCTTCGGAGCCGTTGCATGTCTATGACTGGCTGGAACTACCACCCGCCAACGACGCGGAAAAGGACGCCAAGGAATGGCTCGATAAGTTCACCCGCCCCGCCTATACGAAACACACGGAAGGAATCAACGACTGGCTCGCCCGCTACCGAGTGACGGTCGAGTGGAAGGGGAAACGCTATACCTGCTCAGGAGCGTCCCGCATGGGTGACGTGTGGCTCAAAACGGAGGGATCAGCGAACTACTACGACCACCGCGTGAACGTCGAGGAACTCTCGAACTGGAAGCGTATTCTTCTGCCGAACAGTGAAGTATCCCACAACAAGTAGAATAATTATCTCCGGCGGGTTGAGAGGATTTTGAGGGCTTGCCACCATGCGATGCCTTGTTTTGGGGGGATGGGGCGGCGATAGGATTGGCGGATTTCGCTGGGGGAGTTTCCGGCTTCTTCGGCTACGGTGTCGATTTTTTGGAGGATCTGGAGGCGATAGGTGATGAAGCTGTGGCGGAGTCCGTCGGGGATCCAGATGGCGACGGCGGGGTTTTCACGGGCGGCTTCTGATAGGCGGGCGCGAGAGTGGAAGCGGCAGGCTTTGGAGGTGGGGCTTTTGGCAGTGGCGGCGGATTTTTTGAGGATGGGAAGGAGGATTGGATCGATGGGGATCCAGCGTTCCTGATTTTTTTTGCGGGCGACTTCGGGCCGGATGTGGAGCAGGGAGTGGGGGAAATCAAAATCGCTCCAGGTGATGCGAACGCATTCGGCAGGGCGGACGCCAAGCCATCCGGCGATGAGGAGGAAGGGGAGGTGTTGTGGGTTTTGTGAAGCCCATCGGAGAAGGTGGGTGGCGTGTGTGGGGTGATAGATTTCGGGAACTTTGTCGATTTTGCGGGGGCGTTTGAGGGTGGCGGCGGGATGGCGTTTCCCCGCGGGCCACCATTCTAACTGTTCGGCGCGGCGGAAGAAAGTGACAAAGCAGGCAATGCGGTTTCTAACGGTGCGATCGGCGGGGGAACCGGAGCGGACGATGGGGGCAAGGTGGGCGTGGGTGATTTCGAGCAAGGGGAGTTTTCCGCATGGGCTGCGGGCTGCTAGATTGAGGATGGCGCGGACGGGGCGGACGGTTTCTGTGGGGTGGTGGGTTTCGTATTCGCTGAGAAAGGCAGCAATGGCTGCGGAGAAGGTCATGTGATGGGTGACGGCGGGGGGGCCGTGGAGAAGATACCAGGCGACGGCCTCGCGGATGGTGCCGCGGCCGGAAAGGGCGGTGTGGGCGTCTTCGATTTCGGAGAGAATGCGAGGGATGGAATCGGGTGTCCCGGCGATGCGTTCAAGCCATGCAAGGCGTTCGGCGGCGAGGGGGGTGACGTATTTTGCGCCGGTGGAGGAGTCGAGCTGGCGGACGTGTTTTTTTGCCCATGCGCGGGCGTTTTCGATTCCGGCGCGGGTGGTGCGCATGCGGCGGCCGGCTTCGATCCAGGAGAGGGCGACGTATCCGTTGGCGCGGGTGTGGAGGGTGATGGTGGCGGAGCCGTAGGTGATTTTTTCCGCTTTGGGAGTGGGGGTTTTTGACGGGTTCACACGGCGGTTTTACACCATTTCACACACAGGGAAACCGGGAATTTTGGGTTTTTCTGGGTGTTTTTGAAAGGGGAGAGGCTGGGAAACAAGGGGTTTTTGGAGCGGGCGATGGGAATCGAACCCTTTGGGTGGGGTTTTGTTTTTAGGGGTTTTTGGGGGATTGGGTGGGGTTACACACGGTTTACACACGGGGGAGGGTGGTGTTTTTTGGGGTGGGGGCGGGGTTTGGGGTTGATGTGTGGGTTTTGAGGTGTTGGATGAGGGAATGAATCTGGACTTTGTTGCTGCCGGTGCAATGGCTTTTGATGATGTGTTGGGGGTTGGGGTTGCTTGGGGTGTGGGGTTGGGGGGTGTTTTGGGGATGGATGAGGTGGGGGAGGGGTTCGGGGTGTGGGTGTTCGGGGTGTGGGTGGTGATGGGGTTTGTGGGGATGTGGATCGGCGGGGAACGGGGACGCGCAGGGGCAGGGCTGGCTTGTGGGCTGATCCTGGGGCCGCTGGGGTGGATCGTGGCTTTTTTGCTGCCTCGGGAATCGACAGGGAAAGATGGAGGGAGCGGCGGATCGGGCGGTGCCGGGGGGAAGGGGATGCCGATCCGCAGGCCGGGGGCTCCTACTCAACGGCCACGAAGGCTGCCGCTGAAACGGGATCCGTTCGAGTGACTGAGGGTTTGTGAGGATGCAGAGGGTTGCTTGTGCGGCGCGGGGATGAAAAAACCCGGAGGCTGGGGCCGCCGGGTTTTATGAGCTTCTTTGGTGTTGGATTTTGCAGTGGAGACAGGGATGGAATGGGAGAAACTCGGGGGGAGTTACGCCTTTTTTGATGCTCTTCCAGAGGGGTAGGTGGTGGGCGTTTTGAGAGGTTGTAAGGGAGAGATGGGAGCGTCGGGGGAGTCCGCGACGAGGAGGGCGGGTGTGGCGTTGGTTTCGGCGCGGGCGGCGGTGTCCCAGGTGAGGTAGTCGCGGATGCGGTTGCCGATCCATTTGGCTTCGGTGATGCCTTCCCGGCGGGCAAGGATGCCGATGACGCGCCATTGGTCGGGCGTGAATTCGAGGTGGTTTTTGAGTGGGGTGATGCCGACGATGGAGAAGGGCATTTCGTTCCAGAGGAGGAGGCGAAGGAGGGCTTTGTCGGTGTTGCCGATGGTTTGTTTGCCGTTGAGCCACCGGCTGACGCTGGCGGGGCTGACTTTGAGTTGGTCGGCTAGCCATTTGGCGTTTTTGTCGTTTTCCTCAAGCCATTTGGTGAGGGTTTCGGGTGTGATTTCGGTCTGTTCCACGGGGGCATTGTAAAAAAAAAATTACAGGACGCAACTTTTTTGTTGCAGGATGATTGCGGGCTGTAATAGGTTGCTTGCGTAACGCAACACGAGCCATGAGCAACGAGACGAGAGATGATGTGAGCAGCCGGAGTGAGACGCGGATCGTTTTTGATCTGTCTGATGAGCTGGCACCGGCGGAGATCGAGCAATTCCAAGAGGCGGCGGCGGCAGCAGGTGCGCCAAGTCTGACGGAGCATTTCCTGAATCTGACGCTCCGCCATACGCCGGAGCATGCCGCCTGACGCAAGTTTCTCCCGCCGGTGGGTGTGCCGGGCGGGAGGTGGCGGGGGGATGGGCTTCAGGGGTGTGTGCCTGTTCTCCCGCCAAGTTTTCCTAGATTCTAACCAAACGAAAAATTCACGGGACTGAGATTATGAATCATTCAGAGATTGAGACGATTGAGACGACGATGCCGGCGGGGGGTTCTCCTTCGCGGGGGGATGGTTTCGATGGGGCGCGGGATGCGGCGGTGTTTGCTCGGGCACGGGTGGAGCTGCACCACGGGGAGCCGGTGTGCTGGATCCAGCGGGTGAAGGGGACGGAGGATTTGTTGCGCCGGGCGGGGATGCTGCGGGGGACGCGGACGCATGAGTTTGCGCCGGTGCGGGTGAGACGGGATGAGTTTTTGGCGCGGTGGGAGATTTGCCCGCCGGAGGGGAAGCAAGATCCGACGGATGGGACGGATGGGTCTGATGGTTCTGATGAAGAGTTTTCTGATCCGGTGAGTGCCGGGGAGGGGGCCGCAGCAGGGGCAAGTGGCCACGCGGATCCGGCTGATCCAATGGGGTTGGCTGCCGGGGATGCACCTGCTGCGGATGTTTTTGGGGCGGCGACGCGGTGGGGCTGGCGGGCGGTGCTGGCGCGGCGGATGCGGGGTTCTGTGGCGAGGATGATGGAGGTGTGGGCGGAGCGGAAGGAACGGGGCCGGTGCGAGGAGTGGCTGAGGGAATACCGGGGGACGCTGCGGGTGTGCCTGGAGCGGGAGGAGAAGGTGAAGCGGGTGATGGGTGGTGAGGGGGTGGGGCTGTGAGTGAGGAGCAGAAGGTGCGGAAGGCGCGGTTTTCTGAGCCGCGGCGGTTTGTGCCGGTGGGGAACCGGGTGCAGCGGTGCGCGGCGGGCCGGGCGAATGCGGGGCGGTGCGGGCTGAAGGAGAGCCGGATGGATACGTTCGCGGATGTGGGACGGGCGCTGGATGCCTGGCTGATGAGGAATGATGCACCACGATGGGCAGAGACGCCGGAGGAGAGGAGGGTGGGATGAGCCGCCAAGTCGAAGGTCTGAAGGTGAAGAAGGCCGCGGTGGTGCGGGCGATGCAGAGCCGTGAGGCGGTGGGGCGGTTCCTGGGGTGCGAGGGGACGGAGGTGGATCGAATGATCGAGATGGATGCGCTGCCGGTGGTGAGGATTCCAGGGGAGAAGCGGCCACGGCTGCGGATCTTCCTGCCGGATTTCCATGAGTGGCTGGCGAAGCGGACGCAGGGGGGCCGGCTGAGGGATTATGAGACGTTTTTGAATGAATGGAAACGAGTGGCGAGTGCCGAGTGAGAAGTGAAGATTTTTGATGGGCCAAGATAAACCAAAACCAAAATTGAGATATGTATAAGTCACTGAAAATGGAAATTGAAGGCTACGCGGACGGTTCGTGGCCCAAGATGCTGACAGCAAAAGAGGTTTTTCAGATTACTGGTGTGGCTGAGGATGAAATTATTGGCTATGCAAAAGCTAAAGTGTGCCCTCATGTTTTGGTTTCGAAGAAGGAAATCTTTTTTATGAGAACTCATATTGTGAAGTGGTTGAGAGAAAATGTTATGGAGGTTCATGATGGGGTTCAGTTGAAGCCGGTTCCGGTTTTGGTGAAGGAGGCAATGCCTTGGATGGTTCCCCAGTGCCTATCAATGGTGTCCGATCGATTGATTGAAGTGCCGAAGGTTTCCGGAATATATTTCCTCGTTTTTGGGGACGAAGTGATTTATGTTGGCCAAAGCAAGGACGTTGGGCAGAGAATTATGGGCCATGGGGAAAAGGTTTATGACAGTGTTTTTATCCTTCCTTGTGGGTTAAATCATCTGAATCGAGTGGAGGCAGCGTTCATTGGTTTGTTGAAGCCAGAAATGAACATGGATCAGGCCCGCCAGCGGTTTGTGCATAACAATGCCACGGCTTTCAACGATCCGAGTTCGGTTCTTAATGACCTAACCCTAACCCGCGAAGATACGCCATGAAACCGCCGATCAAAAAAGAATTGATTTTTTACACCGTTGAGGAGGTAGGAGCTATTTTGAAGATAAGCAAGCGGGGCGTGGAGTATCTGATCACCCGGGGGGATCTCCCCCGGGTGAAGGTGGGGCCGCGGCTGGTGCGGGTGCGGGAGGTGGATCTTGAGGCATTTGTGGAGGCGAATGTGGGGAGGGAGCGGCGGAGGTAGGACGGATCTGACGGAGCAGACGGATTTGACGGATCTTGTGAAGAGGTGAACCAACAAACTGATTGATGATATGAATAACCAATTTGAAACTGTGAAGTGGACGGATGTGATGGTGGATCTGGAGACGCTGGGGACGGGGCCGGATGCGCGGGTGCTTTCGGTGGGAGCGGTGTGTTTTGATCGGGTGCTGGGGGCGCTGGGGCCGCGGTTTTATGTGGAGGTGAGGGATGCGGGGGGGGCGATCGATGTGGAGACGGTGCGGTGGTGGAGTAAGCGGGAGAGTGAGGGTTTTGTGATGCCAGGGGCTGAGGAGTTTGTGGAGCCGGTGGAGGCGGTGGGGAGGTTGGCAAAGTTTTTGAAGGAGCATTGGGATGAGAAGGAGGGAAGGATGTGGAGCTGGGGTATTGATTTTGATTTGGTGATTCTGCGAGGGCTGATCGAGCGGAGTGGGGTGGCGGTGAGGTGGCAGCATTGGAATCAGCGGTGTGCGCGGACGTTTTGCGCGGAGGCGGGGGTGAGGCGCGAGGGGAAGGTGATGCACCATGCGCTGGAGGATGCGGTGCAGGAGGCGTGGGCGGTGGTGCGGTGTGGGGTGAGGAGGAAACAAGATCCGACTGATGGGACGGATCCGACGGATTTTGAGGATGCTGAGACGCTGTGGGGATTTGTGGAGCAGGAGCCGGATGTGGAGCGGGGGTGGGGGGTGTATCGGGAGTGCCTGGCGGAGACGCGGGGGTGGTTGCTGCCGACGTGGGAGGGGCTGGATGGTGAGGTGAAGGAGGCGTTTGCGGCGGCGGTGTGGGAGGCGTGGGAAATGGGAGGTGGGACGGATCCGGCGGATCCGGCGGATTTGACGGATCTTGTGGATGGGAATTCTAACAAAGCGATTTTATGAATACGGGCGATGCAATTTTGATTGAGTGTTACGGGGGGGCCTTGGATGGGGCTCGGGTGCGGGTGGCTTTGCAGGCGGCGGATGCACCGGTGTATTTGGTGCGGCGGCGGTTGGAGAGGGGTGGGTTCGAGGTGTTTGCTTATGAGTGGGCAAATCGGACGAGTGGGGGCGGGCGGTTTTGGGTGGTGAGGTTTTTGCGCCGGGTGGGGGAGATGGGGGGTAAATGTTGAGATGCTGAAATGCTGAGTTGAAGAGATGAAAGGAGTTATGCCAATGAGTGACAAACATGCAGCGATGAAGTCGGATGAGGTGCGGGGGCTTTGTGTGCGTTTGCGCAGGGAGCGGCGGGAGTTTGTGCGGGTGCCGGATAAGGCGTGGTTGGGGAGGTGTGTGTTTCTTGCGGTGGCAAGGGATGTGCAGCACCGGCCGGGGTATGATCCGCTGATGGACAGGCGGGTGGAGTGGCTGGTGGAGATGGCAAAGGGGTGCCAGGAGGGCGGTGGTGGCCGGTGGCCGGTGGTGGAGAGCCATGAGGCGATTGTGGGGAGTTTGGTGGGGGAGGTGGTGCCAGGGTGCGGGAAGGATGCGGCGGTGGAGAGTTTGAAAGTGGAAGGTCTGAAGGTCTAACGGTTGAATTTACAATCTAACGAAATTTATGAAAAAGTTATCAATGTTGAGTGGTGATGCGGAGGCGGTGATGGATGGGGTGGGGGTGGATGGTGCGGCGTTGGGGCCGTGGGCGAAGCGGCAGTTGGCTCCGGATGAGGAGTTGATGGCGCGGGAGGATGGCGGGGAGGGACGGGAGGTGAGCCGGGAGTTTTTGGTGGAGCAGGTGCTGGCGTTTTTGTTTGCGGGGGCGGATGCAAGGGATTGGCAGGGTGTGGCACGGCGGGGGCTGGCGCTTTTGCGGCATTTGGCGCCGGGGGTGTTGCAGGGGCGGGATGTTTCTGAGGTGGAGCGGTTCCGCGGGGGTGGGGCGATTGAGGGCGGGTTCGGCCTGGGGGAGTTGCTGGCGGGGCTGGAGGATGGGGAGGAGTGGCAGCGGCGGTTGCGGGGGCTGTTGGAGCATTTGTTTCCTCCCGGCCGGGACTGGCTGGTGAAGGGGACGAAGCGGGTGTTTTGTGTGGCGAAGGCGTATCGGCCGGAGCTGGTGAGTGTGGTGGAGCCGAATGCGCGACGGGAGGGGACGGAGCTGGGGCGGCGGGAGTTGAGTTTTGAGGCGCTGGCGAGGGTGTTCGGGGAGAAGCCGCAGGGGGCACGGGCGCGGTGGAGCGCACTGGCGGATCGGGTGGTGAAGGCACCAGTGCGGGCGGTGGGTGGACACCCGACGGCACAGTTTTCAAAGAGTGAGGAGGCGCGGGGGAAGATGAGGAGAAGCGCAATGGGGAACCAAAACCGCAGGAGGGGGAAGTGAGGGAGATGATGATGAGTTTTTACGTCAACGCCTGTCGTGTGGCAACAGCCAACGAAAACCAATCTAACCACGATCAAAAGCCATGATACCCCAAGACTCCAACGAAGAAAGTTATGGCGGGTTGCCACCACGCGCTGGTTCTCCGTCTTCATTGACGCCGGAAACGGATGCGATGATGGAGACGGATGCGCACCGCATCGGAGAATACTCCGCACCGCTCACGGCCTACCGTCGCATGTGTGACCTGGCGCGGACGCTGGAGCGCGAGCGCGACGAATGGCGGAAGAAAGCGGTGGATCTCCATGCCCGCTACAAGGGCGCACTGGAAGACATCGAAACGGCGATTGCGGAGCGGAACATGGCACGCGCTACCGCGAACATCTTCCGGCAATGCGCGGAGGTCACTTTCGGGGTGATGCCGTTCCCGCGCAAATTCCATTGGGAGAACAGTGAAGTGTCCCACAACAAGTAGAATAATACTATGACGACGATGACGGATGATGAGGCGGTTTTTAAGATGAATGAAGCGCAGTTGAAGACTGGCCATGCTTTGACGACTCGGGAGCAATATCAGGCGTGGGTGAATCCTAAGACGGTGCGGCATTCGAATGCGACGGCGTTGCTGGATCGCGGGGAGGATTTGCGGACGATCCAGGAGCATCTTGGGCATGAGGATGTGAAGACGACGGAGATTTATACGCATGCGCTGGGGAAGGGGGCGGTGCTTTCTCCAATGGATGCGGCGCCGCCGGTGCGGGTGGAGGTGGAGGATTGGTGTGTGCCGTTTCCGGTGAGGCGGGTGGGATAGGACTGATGGGACGAATGGGACTGATGGGACGAATGGGACTGATGGTTTTTTTGAGTTTAGCTAACAGAAAATATTATGAAACAGGATGTGATGAATGATTGTCGGGTTTTGAAGGTGGGTGTTTTGCGGGGGCATCCGTTGAATCGGACGTTCCGGCGGGATACGGTGGAGTGGGGGGAGTTTGTGGAGTCGATCCGGAGGCGGGGGGTGGAGGCGCCGCTTTTGGTGCGGGAGTTGGATGGGGATGAGGCGGGGGTGTTTGAGGTGCTGGCGGGGCATCGCCGCCGGGCGGGGGCGATGGAGGCGGGGGTGGATGAGGTGTTGTGTGTGGTGCGGCGGATGACGGATGAGGATGCGCTGAAGTTGGTGGTGCTGGAGAATTTGCAGCGGGAGGAGATGACGGTGGTGGATGAGGGGAATGGTGTGCGGGCGTTGCTGGGGCTGGGGATGACGGAGGAGGAGGTGGCGAGGGAGATTTCCCGGGGGCTGGAGTGGGTGCGGACGCGGCAGGGGCTTTTGGATTTGCCGGAGGAGGTGCTGACGGGGTTGTGCCGGCGCCGGGATGAGGCGGGGCATGTGTGCCTGGGGACGGTGGAGGTGTTGCTGGGGGTGCCGCTGGAGTGGCGTGAGGAGGCGGTGCAACTGGTGATGCACCCGGTGCTGGAGTGTGAGCCGCTGGGGCCACGGCAGGCGGCGGAGGTGGTGCGGGAGTGTGTGGTGGTGCCGCGGGAGCGGGAGCGGGGGTGGGATGGGGCGCTGGAGGAGGCGGTGGGGACGTGGCAGCGGCGTTTGAAGAAGGAGGTGGTGCGGTGTTTGCGGAAGGAGGGGATGTTTGTGGCGGGGGTGCGATGGGGTGAGCGGGGGCAGTTTGAGCGGGGGATGGTGGGGGCGCTGGTGGCGGTGCCGGTGGCGGAGGTGGCGGAGGGGGCGCCGGAGGGGATCCGGTGGCTGGATCTGGCGGTGCGCCACGGGATGGCGGTGCGGGTGGTGCCGGTGATGGGGCTGGGGGGTGAGGTGACGGCGGAGGCGATGGTGCCGGAGGCGCTGCTGCGGCAGGCGGAGGAGGCGTGGCGGGAGGGGAGCGCGGGGGCGTGGCTTGTTGGGAAGAGGCGGCGGACGGGGGTGGAAGATGTGACGGATCCGGCGGATGGGACGGATCTGAAGGATGAAAGGGTGGAGGCGGCCCTGGCGGCTTGTGATGGGGTGGGAGGGGAGGTGCCGGAGGAGCGGGCGCAGGTGGTGATCGAGCAACGGATGGAGATGAGCGCGTGGGTGGATTTGGGGCCGGTGCGGGAGTTGAGGGCGAATTATGAGGCGGGTGGAGAGTGGAAGCCGGAGTGGGCGAGGATGATGGATGAGGGGGGAATGTCTCATCTAATTCCGGATGTGTGTGATTGGGTGCTGGGGTTGAAGAAGTGATGAGGAACCACAGATGACACAGATAAGAGATGATATGAACGCCGATGGTGAGGCGCGGGCCGAGAGCGGCACGTCGCCGAAGCCTTCAGACCCTCTAACTACCAAAAAACTATGAAAGAAAACCGCCCTGCCCGTTGCCTCTACCAACTTGTTCAGCATTGGTGGTGGGTCGTATGGCCTGCCGTGATCGCCGGAGGATTCGCCCTACTCTGCTGGCTAATGTCGATCTGGATCGGAGGTATGAAGGAAGGTGGCACCGCATGGTGGGATCGCATCGAAGACCCGACCGAACGCGGATGTTCTTACATCGCCACGGCTATTGTTGCTCACGCGGCTGTCATGGCCTTCAAAACGCTGAGTCACGACCGAATCAAAGTGAAGCTGGAGAAATGAATTCTCTGCTGAACAGTTTGTTAACCCAACCAGAAGTTGAATAATTATGTCTGCTGATGTTAGAGGATCTTGGATTGAGCCGAAGGCGCGGGGGATTTTTTCGCGTTTTTTTGGGGGGGATTGGGTGGAGAAGGGGGATGGGGTGCTGGAGGGTCGGTGTCCGGGAGAATCGGCGCATTCGGGGAGGAGTGCGCGGACGGATGCGCGGGTGTTTCTTTCGTATGGGCCGAATGGGGAGAAGCCGGGGTGTTTTTGTCTTCATACGTCATGCAAGGGGGTGTTGGAGGAGTTGAATGGGCGGTTCCGGGATGAGTTGTTTGCGCGGGGTGAGGGGGATGTGAATCGGCCGGCGGCGGCGGGGGTGAAGGCGGGTGAGGAGGGGGTGGTGCGTCGGGCGCCGGTGAGCCGGGAGGGGTGGATTCCGGAGTTTGATTTTGCCAGGTTGAAGGGGCTGGTGCGCGGGGTGGAGGAGGTGACGCCGGAGTGGTTTATGGAGCGGAGTGCGGTGGATGTGGCGCGGGTGGGGCCGGGGGATTTTTTGGAGGCGGTTTTCAGGCCTGGGGAGCGGGTGTTGGTGTTTACGGATTTCCGGAGCCAGGGGGATTTTTTGTGGGAGGTGGGGAAGGGTGGCTACCGGCTGAGTGCGGAGCGGGGGGTGCGGGCGGTGCGTTCGAGGTTGCCGCAGGATGGGGGGAAGGATGGGGTGTGGTTTCTTTCGAATCCGGTGGATGGGCAGTGGTATGCGAATGCGCGGCGGGAGGGTAGGTTTTCGCGGAGGAGTTTGGAGTGTGTGACGGGGTGGCGGCATTTGGTGGTGGAGTGTGATGAGGAGAAGACGTTGCGCCGGCGGGCGCATGGGTTGCGGGAGGGGGCGGTGCTGCGGGGGGCGGGTGATGAGGCGGGGGCGGGGGAGTGTTTGCGGTTGGCGGGGGGTGAGCGGTGGAGGGATTCGATTTTGAAGCTGGGGCGGGGTGTGGATTGGGTGGGGATGGCGGGGGCGATGGAGGAGCAGGCAAGGGAGGTGCCGGGGCTGTGGATGCGGTTCCTGGCGCAATTGCCGTTGCCGATTTTGGCGATTTATTCGAGCGGGGGGTATTCGCTGCATGCGTTGGTGCGGGTGGATGTGGAGACGAAGGCGGATTTCGATGGGCTGCTGAGGAGTCATTTGAAGCGGATTCTGCCGGTGTTCGGCGCGGATCCGGGGGCGATGACGCCGGTGCGGTTGACGCGGTTGCCGGGATGCACTCGGGGGGGGCGGGAGCAGCGGCTGATTTATCTTAACCCGGGGGCGAGGGATGGGGATCCGGTGATCCGGGATGTGGTGAGGAGGAGGTGAGGCGTGTAATGTGAAGATGATTTGAGAAAACCTAACTGAGAGAACGCAATTTTAGATGAGTGATGTGAAGAATGGGACTGTGGTGGGGATGGGTGCGCTGGCGGCGACGGCGGGGATCCATGTGGCGGATGTGGATGCGCAGCCGGTGGTGGTGATGGGGCCGGATTTGAATGTGGTGGCGAGGCGGCTGGGAGAGGTGGCGGGGAGGTTGGAGTTGTTTGAGATGGCGGATGATTTGGTGTTTTTTGATCATGAGGGGCGGCGTCGGTTGATGACGGCGCGGACGTTCCGGACGTGGATTGGGGATTTTGTGGTGATCGCGGGGAAGTTCGATAAGGCGAGCGGGGAGGCGGTGCCGGTGACGATGGGGATCGAGGATGCGGGGACGATTTTGGAGTGTGTGAATTTCCGACGGGGGGTGCGGAAGTTGCGGGGGGTGAATGCGGTGCGTTTGCCGGTGGTGCGGGCGGATGGGCGGCTGGAGCTGCTGCCGTGGGGGTATGATGAGGAGACGGAGATGTTTACGGTGCGGGGTGGGGTGGAGTATGATATGGATATGGATGTGGAGTGTGCGCGTGGGTGGGTGCGGCGGCTTTTCGGGGGGTTCCCGTTTGCGAATACGCGGAGTGAGGCGGTGCAGGTGGCGGCGATGTTGGCGCTTTATGTGAAGCATTTGCCAGGGGCGCAGGGGCTGCGGCCGGGTTTTCTGTGGCTGGCGAATAAGCCGGAGAGTGGGAAGAGTGTGCTGGCGAAGGCGGCGCTTTACCCGGTGTTGGGGACGGCGGCGGCAGCGAAGATGAAGAAGGGGGAGGAGCTGGATAAGGAGTTGGAGGCGTTTTGCCGGGCGGCGGTGCCTTATATTTTCTTGGATAATGTTTACGGGGGGATTCAATCGGCTTCGATCGATCAGCTCCTAACAAGTGAGGAATCGACGGGGCGGGGGATGGGTGGCCACGGGGTGTTCTTGGCGAGGAATACGGCGCTTTTGTTGGTGACGGGGAATCGGCTGGAGTTGAATGAGGATGCGGCGCGGCGGTTCTTGGTGGTGGATTTGTTTGAGAAGGGGGATCCGGGGGATCGAGCGGTGGCGGAGGCGGATGTGCTGGATGATGGGCGGATGAAGGGGGCGGAGTGGCGGGGGTTGGTGCTTTCGGTGTGTTGGGCTTTTGTTAGGAATTGGCATGGGGTGGGGATGCCGAGGGGGAGTGTGGTGCTGGGGAGTTTCGAGAATTTTTCGAGGTTGCTGGGTGGGGTGGTGGAGGCTGGGGGGTATTCGCCGCCGTTTGAGCGGGCGGAGATTCCGGATGCGATTTCGCCGGAGCGGGCGGAGTTTGTGGAGTTGCTGGGTGGGGTGTTGGAGGAGATGGGGCTGGATGTGGAGAGGGATTTTACGTTGGAGGATTTGGCACGGCTGGCGCGGGCGAGGGGGCTTTTCGGGCAGCAGGTGGGGAGTGCGAGTGAGGGGAAGAAGTTGACGGTGAAGGAGGATGGGCTGGATAAGAGTGAGCGGGCGTTTGCGGAGGATCGCGGGTATATGACGCCGGCGCAGAGGAGCGCGTTCGGGAAGCGGATGGGGAAGGAGGCGGGGACGACGCCGAAGGTGGGGGGACGGGTGGTGGAGGTGGGGAAGCGGGCACAGAGCCGTAAATCGACGTTTACGATGCGGGTGGTGGGGTGAAAGGCGGGGAGGGGAAGGTTTGGAGGGGGGTGATTTTTTTCCAAAAAAGCGTATGAGGGGGTGGGGGGGTGTGTTTTTGGGGGGGTTTTGGGTTTGTAGGGGTGTGCCCGTTTGGCGGAATGGTTAGAAAAGGGGTGGTGGTTTTGTTAGGCGGTGGGTGTTTTTCGGGGGCGGCCGGGGGGGTTTTTGGGGGTGGGGGTTTTGGGGTTGCCTGGGGGGCGGCCGGGGCCGGTGGCGGGGGGGATGGCTAGGGCGCGACGGCGGGCGATGACGGCGGCGCGGGTGCGGCCGGTGGCGTGGGCAATGGCGGTGTCGGTAGCAGTGCCAAGGAGGGAATCGTGGGCGGGTGTCCAGGGGAGGCCGCGGGGGTTGTGGGATGCGGAGAAGGTGGTGGGGTTGCGCTTGGGATGCGGGGTGGGTGGGGTCATGGCGTGGGTGGGGTAGGTGGTGGATCTGGCGTGAGAAGGGCGGGGTGATGTGGCGGGAGCTGGCTGCGGGCGGCGGTGGTGAGGGTGTGGAGGATCCAGGCGAAAAGGGTGAGATTGTGGAGGCGGGCGGCGGCGACGAATAGGCCTTTGGTGGCGCGGGGGATGCGGAGGATGATCTGGGTGGTGGGGTCTGGCATGGGGTGGGTGTGGTGTGGGTGCAAAAAAAAGACGGCCCGGGGCTGGGGAGCCTCGGGCCGTCGCGGCGCGGGATGTGGGGTGGTGTTTTAGATGGATTCAGTCTTGATCGTTTTCTGTGATGGTGGCGATCACGTCTGAATTGTCTTCGGCCTCGTCTGCATCTTCCTGAGTCATCCAAAGCAGTGTGCGGCCGTCTTCGTCTTCCCATGTTCCGAGGTCATTGGCTTCGGTCTGAAAGTTCTTCGCTATGTAAGCTAGCGCGTCCTCCATGGTGTCGAATGATGCTGATTTTCCGCCGTCGTTTAGCTCTGCGAGGTATTGTTTCATTTTCTGATTTGGTTTGAGGTTCCCGGTTCCGCCGGGGCGGGTGTCGGTGGTGACGGGGGGAAGTTGGCATAGGGTGGGCTTGCCGTCAAACATATTTTTGCAGGCGTTTTCGGATAGGAGGATGGCACGGGCGGAGCGGGTGCCGGCTTCCCATAGGGCGCCGGCAAGAGGGGAGTGGTTCCAGGCGGCGGACTCTCCGGCGGTGTAGCGGGCGGCCATGTTTGGGGGTATGGCGATGTGGCGGCGACGGTGGCCACGGGTGACGGTGGCGGGATCGATGCCGGCAGATTGGAGGATGCGGAGGTGAAGGGGGGGCGGGGATTTCATGGGAGAGCGGGGGTGATGGTTTGGCGGTGATCGATGAGGGGGGCGGTGCTTGCCCATGATTTGAGGGTTTCCCATGCGCGGGCGGCGTCGTGCAAAGATATGGTGCGGATTGGCCATTGGTTTTCCCCGTCGGTGAGGTAAAGGGAGAGGTGGCCGGGGTGTTCGTCGTCATAGACGGCGATGCGCTGGCGGGCGGGATCGACGGCATGGATGGAGGCGGCGGTGCGGTGTTTGGCGGTGTCGGGTGTCCAGGGAGTCATGGGGTGGGGGTGGTTAGTGGCGGATCGGAATGGGTTGGTAGGAAATGCGGCGATCGTTTCGGAAGTTGCGAAAGCCAATGCCGGGGCCGCCGTGGAAACGTGCAACGTGAGATCCGCCGCGGTGCCAAGGGCCGCATGTGAAGCGGCGGAGGTAACGAGAGACTAGATCAATCGGATCACGGTAAATGGTGGAGTGGAAGCGTTGACAGCGGGGTGGGAGTTTGTGGGGGCGGCGGCCGTCAAGGCGAGTGATGAGGTGGGAGAGAGTGGCAATGTCTTTTTCGTGGGCGATGCGTTTTGATGTGGCAAGGGCGTTTTGATAGTCGGGAAGAGAGAGGATTTCATCCAGTGCAGACTGGCGGCGTTTGCGCTGTGTGCGGGCGTGTTTCATGGTGTGGAAGGTGGTGAGGGGTGAGGGCGGCCGGGGATCGGACCCGGCCGCTGGGGTTGGGGTTTTCAGGCGGTTTTCAATGCGCGCATTTCTTCGGCCAGCGTCCAAAGGGCGCGGTTGAGGGTGGTGTTTTGGTCGATGCCTTGGATGGGGCGGGTTTCGCGGCGGGCGATGCGGCGGCCGTTTGCGTCGCGCTGGACGTAGGAGACGCCGCCGCGAATCAGGTTTTCTTGTGCGCGGTTGAGGGTTTGCCAGAGGGTGTTTTCTGAGTCTTCGCGGCGACGGGGGCGGATGATGTCGGTGGCTTGGATGGGGGCGGCGGCGGCGTCGTCATAGCGGGCGATCAATGCGGCGCGGGCGAAGATGTTTTCTTCCGCTGAGGATAGGCGGATGGCTTCCATTTCGCGGACGGATTCGGAGACGCGGGGGAGCTGGTCGAGGATGGAGATACAACCGTCGAGGACTTGGCCGGCGATGTCGCCTTTGTGGGGGATCCGGATATCCTCGAGGAGCGAATCCGCAACCACCATCCCATTCTGACAGACCAGGCGGAAGACTCCGGCCATGAGGCGATATGAGCTTGTGCCGTCGTGGGAGTTGAGAAGCACGATTTCGTTGTGGGTTGCACCGACTTGCAAGGCCTGGCTTTCGTGGCGGAGGCGGAGGAGGTGCTTGGTGAATCCGCGCTTGGATTCGTCGCGGGATCCGCCCTGGGCAACGGAGTAGGGCTGGAAGCCTTCCGCCTGGAGGCGGGTGAGGATTTCGCTGGTGGGAATGTAGGTGTATTTGTCGGATCTGCTGGTGTGGGCGTCCGCGGCGAAGATGGAGGGGGCGATGCTGCGGAGGTGATCGGTGGGGATCGGGCCGGTGCGGCTGGTGTAGCTTGCGGCGCCGTTGGAGCGGCTGAAGCGGGGAATGCTGGTGCGGGTGCGGCTATTGAGGGCGATGAGGTCGCTGATGTTCATGGTGTGTTTTCTGTTGGTATGAGGTCCGCGGGTCCGCCGCGGCGGGGCGTCATTGGTGACGACGGGGGGAGAATTGCATGGGGTGGGGATGCCGTCAAACATTTTCCGCATTATTTTGATGAGGTAGAAAAGCCCCTTGTTTTGTGGGCGTGAGAGGGGGCGCGGATGAGGGATGAGGGTTGCGCCAGGTTGCCGGCTGGGGTGGGCGCCAGCGCGGCCGCGGCCGCCCTTCCCCGGGCGATAGCCCGCACGATTTCGACCTCCGCTCGACCTCCCCCGGACCCCCTGTTTTTGATTTCGCAAGCGGCGGAAACCTCTGCATCCCGGCAGCGGCGCGGCTATCCCGAATGATCCACGGCGGGCGGTGGCGGTGGTGACCTCCGCTGGATGGCTTGACCCTTGCAAGCTGCATCCTTTGCCAGTGGGCGTTTTTTCAGGGGTTACAGGGGTTTCAGGGGTTTTCTTTAGAATTTAGAAAAGGGGACGTTTTTCTATTACAGCAGCGGAGGGAGTGACACACCCTCGCAACCTCCGCAGGCGGGTGACGAAAGGGCGAGGATTGAGGGGGTAGGGGGGGGGAAGGAATCTTTTAAGGCTTCCTTAGTGCGGGGTCGAAAGTCTTGCAGCCAAAAGGCGGGCGGGGGTGTCACTTTTTTTTTGTCACTTGTCACTTTGACACCGGGGGAGGGGGGTGAGTGCTGAGGCTGAGGCGGGGGAGGGGGTGCGGCTGACGGGTTTGCGGCGGCCGTTGAAGGAGTATGAGGGGGTGTATGGGAAGAATTTGCGGACGCTGAAGCGGTGGCGGGCGCGGGGGGTGGAGGTGGGGGAGGCTTGTCCGCTTGATGATCCGGAGGAGTTGCGGGTGTGGTGGGCGCGGTGGATGACGCAGGTGTTGCCGGCGGGGATCGCGGGGGCGGTGGTGAAGGAACGGGTGGCGGGTGTTGTGGTGCCGGAGCCGTTGGAAGTGGTGCCGGTGGCGGAGGTGGCGGTGGGGGAGTTGGGATTGGCGGGGGCGTTGGAGCGGATGGAGAAGATGGAGCTGACGTTGCATGCGGAGGCGGGGAAGCCGGGTGGGACGAAGCCGTGGCTGGACACGATTGCGCGGATGAGCGCGATGCAGACGAAGATCCGGGAGGAGTTGGAGAAGGGGGGGAAGTTGTTGCCGAAGGGGATGGTGGAGCAGGCGATTGTTGAGTTTCACGGGCCGATCGAGCGGGAGGTGCGGCTGATGTTTCAGACGATGTGCGGGATTTTGGGGTTGGCGCCGTCGGCGCTGTTGGAGGGGCAGTGGAATAAGAGCTGCGATGAGATGTTTGCCAGGCTTCAGGAGGAGGTGCTGCGGTGAAGTTCGATAGGGCGGTGGTGCGGGCGTGGGTGGCGGGGGTGCTGCGGGGGGTGTATGCTCCGGCGCCGGATGAGGAGGTGTGGGAGTGGGCGGAGCGGACGTTGCGGATTCCGGGGGCGGAGAATGAGGAGATGGCGGGGATGTTCTATTCGACGGCGATCACGCCGTATGTGCGGGAGGTTTTGCGGTGGGCGCGGCAGCCGGGGAAGGGGGAGTTCTGGATCAAGAAGAGTTCCCAGGTGGGATTCACGATGGCGCTGCTGGTGCTGATTTGTTGGATGATCGTCCACCGGCCGGGGAATGTGGGGTATGCGATCGACTCGGTGGATGAGGCGCGGAAGATCAGCAAGATCCGGCTGAAGCGGTGGATTCTGGATAACCGGCTGCTGGATGAGGTGGGGGGGAAGGAGGAGGATTTGTCGAATCTGACTTATGTTCTGCGGGGGATGACGGTCTATCTGATGGGGTCGTTTTCGAAGGGGGCGTGGGCTAACAAGTCGATCGTGCTGTTCATTTTGGATGAGTTGGACAAGCACACGTATATCGAGGGGGAGGGGACGACGGTGACGTTGGCGCGGGAGCGGTGCAAGCGGCCGAAGAATGCGAAGATTGTGGGGTTTTCGACGCCGGGGGATACGGATCAAATCACGAAGGAATGGAAGCGGGGGACGCAGGAGGAGGTGCGGATTCCGTTTCCGTGTTGCAATCACAAGCAGGCGCTGAAGTGGGGGAATTTGGTGTTTGGGACGAAGGAGTTCAAGGATCTGGCTGGGGGGTATGATTTGGAGAAGGTGCGGCGGGAGGCGTATTTCAAGTGTGAGTTGTGCGGGGGGCGGTTGTTGGATGGGGACAAGCGGAAGGCGCTGCTGGAGTATGAGGCGGTGGCGACGAATCCGAAGGCGGCGCCGGGGATCCGGTCACTGCATATCTGGGATGCTTACTCGCCATTCGTGAGTTTCGGGGAGTTGGCGTGTGAGTGGATCGAGGCGCAGGGGGATATGACGTTGGTGGAGCGTTTCATGCGTGGCCGGCGCGGGGAGCAGTATGAGCGGAGCGGGCGGGAGTTGAAGGCGGATGATATTCTGGCGATGCGGGGCGGGCATAAGCGGGGGACGTGTCCGGTGGTGCCGGTGTTTTTGGGGCAGACGATCGACATTCAGGGGGATGTGCAGAAGACGGTGAAGTTCGGGGTGGACGAGAAGGGGAACATTTATGTGATCGATTGGAAGGCGACGCTGGTTTTATCTGAGGCGATGGAGTGGGCGTATGAGCCGGTGGTGGGGCCGGATGGGGAGAATTTGTTGGTGGAGGCGGGGTTTTGTGACGAAGGGCACCGGGCGCATGATGTGCGGCGGGGTTGCCTGGATCATTGCCCGGTGTGGTGGCCGGTGAAGGGGCGGGGGGGAATCCAGGTGAAGCAGACGGTGGGGACGAGTGAGCAGTGGATCGATGGGGAGTGGATTTTGACGTATCACGTGGACGATGACGGGTTCAAGTGGGACTTGCTGGGGATGATCCGGGACAATGAGAAGCGGAAGAAGACGGGAGCGCCGCGGCTGATTTTCCCGGAGGATGTGGATATGGATGAGGATTTTGTGGACGAGCTGACGAATGAGGTTCCGGAGCGGCAGAAGAACAAGCTGGGTCGGGAGATTTGGAAGTGGAAGGTGAAGGGGCCGAATGATTTCTGGGATTGTGTGAAGTATGCGCTGGCGTTGTGGCGGGTGATGGCACCGATGAAGCGGGGGGGTGACAAGGCGGCGTGAGTTTTGACACCCGGGGGCTGGCACGATGGTTGATGAGCGAAGGCTGGCGGCGATCCGTCGTTATTGGACGCGGGAGCAGGTGGATGATGCGTATCGGAAAATCCTGGAGGTGGATTGGACGACGACGGAGCGGAAGGTGATCATTGTGGGGAAGTCGAATGAGGGGGAATCAAGCCAGGCGCAGGTGGTGGTGACGCGGGAGGACTTTGCGGCGTGGATGGATATTTTTGAGGCAAGGCTGAAGGAGCTGGATGCGGAGGCGGCGGGGACGCCGGCGGCGCATGGGAATGTGGAACACGTGAAATTCAACGGGCGATATGGAGAATCCTGAAGGTGTGAGTGGTGCTTTGCCGGCGATGCCGGTGGTGCGGGAGCAGGTCGTGGGTGATCTGACGATGGGGGCGCTGTTTGGCGGTTTCTCGGGTTTCCACGCGGCGAATAGCTCGGGGGCGAGGGGTGAGGTCTGGTGGCCAGACATGGACACGAGGACGGAGATGGATTCGTGGAGCCGGTATGAGACGCAGCGGAAGATCCGGAGTTTGTATGCGAACACGGGGGTTTTCCGGAGTTTCGTGGGAAACGGGGCGGATTTCATCGGGTGGGAGCAGCCGCAGGCGGATACGGGGGATGCGGAGTGGAATAAGGAGGCGGAGGCGTATTTTGCGGATTACGCGGGGACGCGGGAGGTGTTCGATTTTTGTGGGAAGTTCAATCATGCGACGGCGCAGGGGATGATTTCCCGGGCGTGCTTGAAGGATGGGGAACATATCACGGTGCTGACGGAGACGAAGGGAGGAGCGGCGCAGTTTGCGTTTTATGAGACGCAGGATTTGCAGAATCCGAAGAGTGCGGGGCCGGGGTGGAAGGATGGGGTGTTTTTCTCCAGGGGAAGGAAGTTGGCTTATGGGCTGCGGGATGCGCGGACGGGAAAGGTGGAGGTGGTGGATGCGCGGAATGTGATTTTCGCGGGGGAGTTTGATTCGTGCGGTCATGAGCGGCCGGTGCCGCCGCTGGCGCATGGGGTGAATCATGGGCTGGATCTGATGGAGGTGAATGGGTTCACGAAGCAGGGGATCAAGGCGAGTTCGCTGGTGGGGATGGTGCGGGAGAACAAGGGCGGGGTGGTGCCGCGAAGCCGGCAGGGGCTGGCGGGGACGCCGGGGACGCAGGCGATCGAGGGTG